ACCCGGATCGACCCAAGATAAAGTTCCAGATCCATCACTAGCTAAGACATAACCAGAAACAGCAGCATCAGTAGCAGGAAGAGTAAGTGTAAAGCTACTAGCAATTGTTCCGGGCGATTGAAGGGCTATGTAATGTGAGCTATCAGAATCTGCAAAACGTAAATCTTTTTGAGCATTAAGAGTTAAATCTCCAGTTAACGTACCGCCAGTTAAAGGAAGTTTTGTATTATCAGTAGTGTTGTCTGATGCCCATCCTAAATTTCCAGACCCATCAGATTTTAAAAACTGTGTTCCAGTTGAATCTGTTGCTGGAAGAATCCAAGTAATATCAGAGGCGACAGAAGCAGGAGCTTTTAACGCTAAATAATTTGCACCATTTGAATCTGCTTCAGAAAAACGAACTTCTTTTGCATTATCAACAATCAAATTGCCAGTCATTGTTCCACCAGCTTTTGGTAGAGCAGCATTGGCAGTTGTGTTTGCTGTATTAGCTAAGTCATAAGCAGTCTTAACAGCGTTAGGAGTGGCAGCAGTAGTAGCAGAAGTCGAGCTTGTGCTGTCAGTTAGTTGTAAAACACCAACGGCACTTGTCGTTCCAGTAGTGATCTTGCTTCCAGTGATCGCAGCAGTTGAACTGACATCAGCGTTAACAATTGCTCCAGCAGTAATAGAAGTTAAGCCTGCATTATTTATGCCTATATCTCCTGTAACTGCTACTGCTGTTGGGACGTTTGATCCGTTACCAACAATGATTTGAGCAGAAGTTAAAGCAGCTAATTTACTAAGAGCAATAGAAGCATTTGCCGCTATGTTTGCATTTACTAAACTTGCATCAACCATTGTTGATGTAACAGTATTAGTATCTCCAGTAGTAATTAATGTTCCTGTTATGTCGGGTAAAGTTATAGTTTTATCTGAACTTTGAGGATCTGCTACAGCAAGAGTTAGTTCGTAAGCGTCAACAGTTGATCCTTCAAATACAAGGCTTCCAGTATTACCAATTAATAGCTCACCAGTGACAGTACCACCAGCAAGTCCCATCTTTTCTGTCTCGATCTCTTGGAGAGCATCTTGCACATTTGTCGATGAAATCTGGCCATAGGGGGTAAATGTGATGTTCGACGCAACCTGCCCTGCTACTGTTTGTGATAAATCAATTTCATTCCAACTACTACCACCACTATTCGTAACTCCTAAAATATAATCAGGAGGTGAAAGTGATACAACTGGAGCTGGTGCAGAAGGCGTTCCAGCAACATCTACAACAACATAAACGCCATCAGTAGTAGAGCTTGGGCTAGGTAAATTACTTCCAACTGCTAGACCAGCCGCAATTCCTGCGGTAGTCGTACTAGCCATTTTGCTAGTGCTTGCGTTATATGTTCCACCAAATACAAGACTTCCTTTTGTCAGTGTGGTTATTGCTTGCCAAGCGTTTCCGTCCCAAATAAACGCATCTTCAGAAACCGTATCAAATAAAATTTGTCCACTAAATTGTGCTGTTGGATAACCACTCTGGGCTATAGATTGGAATATTGCTGTAGAAGTATTAGATAACTTACTACCATCAATTGTATCTGCTCCAATCCTTGCTGCGGCAATACTTCCAGTTGTTATTTTAGCTGCATCAAGCGATGGAATATCAGAAGCGGCAAGTACAGTTCCAGCAGTTGCAACACCTTTTGTATTAACAGTAAGTTTTGTATAAGTACCTGCACTAATTCCACTTGTTGAAGTCGTTAAATTTCCCGAACTATCAACACTTAAACCCCCTCCTGACGTAATTTGAACAGCTCCTTTTGCAGAAGTTGTAGCAGTTGGAAGATCTCCAGCAACTAATCCCGTGGCGGCTGTGATTGCACCTTGATTATTAAAAGTTATTCCGCTAACTGTTGCACCAGTAACGCTATTGGTAATTGATAATGCACCTGCTCCACTAACAGTTAAACCTGCACCAACAGAAACACCACCAACTGCTGATGTCGTAGCGAGGGGAAGATCACTAGCTGCCAAGGCTATCGTTCCTGTGATCAACCCCTGTGCGTTGTATGTAATTCCTGATCTTGTTGCTGCTGTAACTGCGTTGCTAATTCCAAGCGATCCAGAAGCTACGTTTAGTGACCTATTAATGTTGCTTGTGTTTAGCTTGGCTGCTGTAACTGTTCCATCCGTTAATTTCGTACCACTAATTCCACTTGCTACCTTTGCATCTGTAACAGCAGAAGCAGCAATAGCAGCCGTATCAACTGCGTTGTCTGCTAACTCACTAGAAGTAACCGCATTAGTCGCTATCTGAGTAGAACCAATAGCTCCTGTAGCTAAAATTGTTCCTGCTAAATTATTTGCTAATTTTGCTGCTGTTACTTGGTCATCACCAATCTTGGCAGTTGTTACAGCGTTCGCAACAATAGCTGCTGTATCAACCGCATTGTCAGCCAACTCACTAGCACCGACAGCATTAGCAGCTATATTTCCTGATCCAATTGTGTCTGTAGCTATCTTTGATCCTGTTATTGCTGCATCAACTACGGCTGCTGTATCAACAGCGTCATCTGCTAGTTCTGACGCACCAACAGCATTAGCTCCTATCTGTGCAGAAGTAATAGAATTACCAGTTATTTTTGCAGCAGGAATATCACCATCAGTAATATTTAACTTTGCATAAACTATTTCTCCGTTATTAATTTTTGCATTAGTAATTGCATTACTAGCAATAGCAGCAGTATCAACAGCATTATCAGCAAGCTCAGATGCACCAACGGCATTGGCAGCTATTTGTGTTGCAGTAATAGTATCATTTACTAATTTTGCACCTGTAATTGTAGCGTCAGTTATTTTTGTTGCAGTAACAGCTCCATCAGCCAACTTTGCAGTAGTAACAGCTAAAGCTTGTATTGCTGCTGTTGTAACTTGGTTCGTTCCTAGCGTTCCAACCTTTGCAGCAGGAATTGAAGCAGCATCAATTAATGCAACTCCAGCTTCTATTAAATCTTTTACCGTTACTTTTTTTGTTTCTGACGCACTTAAGTCAGCAATAGGCAATGGGTCTGTTGCTTGTACACTTGCTTCTGCTAACGAAGGCAGATTACTAATTTCAAGATCTGGCATTGACCCATAACTAAACCAATATCAATATCTTACTTTCTATTTGCGTTTTTGTTACTAAGCCTGTTCTAAAACAATTCGATCTCCATCTTCTTGCAAGATCTTCGCTGCATCCTCTTGCAACAAGTATGAGTCAGGAGCACCAATATTTAATTGGATTTCACCGCTAGTAACAAAATCAATTCGTGTCTCAATTTCATTTGTTGCTGCAACACTTAAAGCTGCATTTGTTACAACACACTTGCTTTGGTAATAAACAGTTTTTGTTTTATCAGAAGGATCTTTATAAATATAAAAACGTCCATCAAAGTCAGATCCTTGCTGTAAACGAACCACTAACTGAGCTAAATAAACAGGCAACTCTGGATACCTTCCTGCAACTCCATAATCTAAATCTACGTTGTCATAAGAATGTTCCCACAAGCAAGTCATTGATCCTTGTCCAGAAATTAATCCAGAATCGTATTGATCCCTAAACTCTCTTCCTAAAGTTGTTGTATCAACTTGATCTCTATTAGTTGTAATTTCAAATTCTTTGATATTTGCTACATGTCTATAACGATCATTTTTAGTTTTAATATTGATTTCTTGTGTTGCACTAGGAGCTACAAGAGTTAAAGCTTCTGTTGATAATCCTTTAACTGCTTTCTCAAAAGTATTAAAAAGTCTAATTCCATCTGCTTTATCAATATGAACGAACCAAGCACCATCGGGATAGCTATGACCTGAAACAAGTTCTAATGTTGATCCATCAACTGTTGATATTTCTACACGATCTCCAGAAATCAAAGACGCTAAAGAATGATCAACACCAAATCGTTTAGTTGTTGTATTGACATCTGCTGGATCTAAATCCGTGTTAAATCCTCCAGACGCAGAATCTCTGGATATGGCAATTTCACCATTTTGTCCAAAATAAATAGCCAAGATTTAAGAACCAGTAGGAAGCTTGTTTTCGACAGGAGCACCGTTAGCCTCAAAAGAAATATCACAAGATGAAACTTCACCCATTGAACTATTCATTCCAATACTTGTAATAAATACAAAGAATGTAATTGAACGATTTGTGCCAACTTCCAACTTAAGTTTCAATTCTCCACTAGCAGCATTTTCTCCATCACCACCAGCAGAAGAAGTTTCACTTACTTTTATTGAATTTTCAAGAATATCCTTAAGGTTTGAGCCACCTGAAGTTGTCTCATAAAACAACCTTGCACTACCTGAATAACTTCTTATTCCATCCTTTAAAGTCCTATCAGTATCTCCCATAGAAGTAGTTTCTATAACAGCCTGACTCATTGAATAACTCCAATTTTGCACCTTGGCCTTTTTTACGTCACTTACATATAAGGCTCCTGTCCTTCCTGAATAAAGTGTTGACACGATCTCTAACTAAAACATTGCGTTTATTCTACGGTGAATCGAGACAAGCGACAAAAGAACAACTAACATTACTAATTCCATGTTGAACACTTGTAACTACTGGAGGTCGAGAATATCTCCATCTCAATCCTAATTTTGTTTGTCCCGTACCAGCATTATCTCTAATTTCTTGCTTTAAAAATGAACTATCAATACCTACTGCTGCATTTTCATCCTTAAAACGAACAAAATCATACTCAGACATTACATTTTCATAATTAGCTATAATCAACCCTGCTTCTGCATCGGAAATATTTGAAAAGCCAAGATTTAAAGTTGCATTGACTCTTTTATTTCCATAACGCAAATGTGTTTTCGTACCATCTAAAGATTCAAATGTTGTACTTGGATATTCTCCAGCAGAAAAATTTCTGGATGTTGGTTTGACTGCTGGAAAATCAACTGGTGAAACGGTCATGTGATTAAGTCCATAAAGTGAGAATCCGTACCTTTATCCCATCCTTGCAGGATAGCCAATGTTCCGTCATCTGTTAAAGGAGCATGACTTCCTGAAATTTCTACTAAACCATCTTCTACATAAGAAATAGTTTCTAACTTATAAACACGATTACTTGTAACTGAATTTTTTAACGTAAATAAAACGCCACGGGGCAATCCTGCTCCTGTTACAAAATTAACGCCACTAGCTTCTTGTACTTTCTCAACTGCTGTACCTGCTTTCCAATAATAAATATTTGCATTTGTATCGGTTATAGGATCATTACTTATAACTTTTCCGTCCTCAGTTATCACTCCATTGTCATAACGGCTAGTATGAGTTGCTTCAGAAACTAATCTAAAATAATCACCAGGAGCTAAATTAAAACAATATTGTGGTGCTGTTTTAAAAGTTAAACCATGATCAACTTCTTTCCTTAATTTTAAAATGTATTTAGCATATTTTCTTGCATGAGCTGCTGTGGTACAAAAACCTGACATGTCATAGGTTTCAACTGGATCTAATTTACTTCCACCGTAATTGTAAGTATCTATAATTCTTTGTGTCGCTCCTGCTGGTGCATCTGCTTTACCTTTTAGCCTTAACATTACAGATTTGGTTTCAGGAAAACCATTTGGCTTTTCTTTTCTATACAAAACATTTGCTGTAAAAAGCTGTCTTTCTTCAGGAGTTAAAAATGATACTTTTAAATCATTTATATTGCCGTCTGTAAACAACGCTTTTATATCTACTTTTGCATTAGGAGCTATTCTAAAGTTGGAATCTGTAGGAACAGCAGGAACTAAATTAAACTTACCTCCAATAACAGTAAAATCTAATAAATTATACGTTCCATGTTCATGAAGAAAGTCTCTTAAATTTATTTTATTACTAATAATTCCATCCCAAGTAAAATTATTACTTGCACAAAACGCTGCACCACTTGTCATGTTTCCTATGGCATTTACACCAACAAGTTCTCCAGCACCTAAATGAGAATCAGTTAACAACGCATGTGCAATTTCTACAAAATTATTACTTGCTTTTTTAGCACCTCCAGTTAATAAATCAGTAACTTTAATTCCTTTTTTGAAATAAGCCGATAATTGTGTAAAATTTGTCCACTCTTTTGCACTATTAATTCTTATACCACCTAAAGCTAAATCCATATAAGAAGCTTTACCATATTCATTCATTAATTCGTTAATGTAAACCACCTCATGTTCAGGGCCATTCATGTGGCTTTTAGTTTCCATCCCTGGAAATTGCACATAATCTGCTATTGCATCAAAAGGATTTAAACTATTACTTGCAACGGCTGTAACTGCTGTTATTTTTGTAACTTGAACATCAATACCACTTGCAGGAAAAGTAATATTTGCATTTAAACCTGATGGCTTTGGAATAGTAATTGTATCTCCTACTTTATAACCAGTACCTTTGTTTATAAAATTCCAACTAGCGTTCCAATTGTATAAAGGTGTTTGCCATGATACCTCAAGGTTTAATTTTAAACCTGTACCTGTTCCGTTAGTTGTAGGTAAAACTGTAAATGATTGAAATCCCATGTTATTACGATCCTGCTAAATGAATTGTTCCTACACTTAAACTTATCGATGGATTTCTATCGTTAATTCTATAAAACTCAACAGGAGTTGGATTTGGATCATTATTAGCTACATCCATTGGGTGTTGAGTTGCTTCTAATGTACCAGCAGTATATATCTTAGGTTGTGGCTCTACTTTAATTGGTATAAGAACAGGATCTTGCCCAACAAGTGTTGGAGGATAGAAACTATTAGGATCATCTGGATGTCCTGTCGTAATCAACCCAGAATCAAACTTTTTAATTTCTCCTTTTTCAAAATCGTAACTTGGAACTCTTACTTCCGTTATGTCAAAATCGTCTTTATCATAAACACCAAATCCAACTTGTTCTCCATTTTCAAAAGCTAAGACCGCCACACTTTTACCACCATCCCAATTATGATTTACAGATAGAAGTGTTTCGTTATGATTGTTTGGATCTGATGTGTCGTAGTTATAACGAGATGTTATGGGAGGAGAAGGAGGCCCATATTGAATACCAGAAAAACCTACTCTTGAATACATTGATAACTCAGCGACAGCACCACCTTCAGTAGTACTTGCACTAGAACTAAAAGTATTAAATGCTTTTATCCATTCAGTATTAGAAACATCATCTTCATTTAAAATTAAATTATTTCTACCAGCAAAACAAACAACAAACTCATCACCTTTTGATGTTTTTGCTGCAAAATCTACTTCTTCTTGCCCTTTAAATTCAGATTCCTTATTGCCTATAACTGCTGCATTTAATAAATTAAATTCTTGACCCATAAAAAATACAGCTACATTATTACCTGGGTACGGTAAAAATCTATATTCAAATTGACTTGTTTCAGGATTTATTCCTAATCCAGGATGATAAATTTTTATGTAATTATATTGAAATTCAGGTGTGTTTCCTTTAACGCAAAACAAACCACTATGTTCGTTTTCAACTGCGTTATTTAGATCTTCAAAATCATCGTCAGTACCTAATCTTCTTACTTGTAATTTAAAAAATGAATATCGAGTGATATTCATATCTATTGTTCCTGTTTGAAAATTATCTCCATCATTTAAATAGTTAGCAAGATCTGTTGCAGAAGGAATACTGTTTAAATTTGTACCTCTTATATGACTAAATACTTTTGATTTCAATCCTATTTCTGTTAAAGAACATGGTCTGCTATTTGAAATAGTTGCCATTGCAAGTTTTTGTAAAACAGGCGCACGATACGGAAAACCATAAACTGTTGACCAATGAGTCATGTTTTGCCTTAATCGAATAGTTACACCTTCTACCTTTTCGCTACCTTCTTCTAACCATTGTGTTCCTACTGAAGAACTATCAAATAAATTTGGGTTTCTAAAAGGCATACGACCTGCTGTTCCTGTATAAGATTGCGTAGCTTTTTCTATAACTTCAAAGGTATAAACTCGTCTAATACCTTCTTCGTTTGGCCCTTTACTTCTCCAAGGAGTCCCAGGAGTTGCTTGACCATTAAAATTTAAAATTTCAGTACACGCAACAACAGCGTCACCTGCAAGAAAAGTTTCTCCAATAGAAATATGTCCATCTGTTTCTTCACGAATAGCACGAACCATTGACACAACATCTTCTATTCCATGAGGAAATGTTCCATACTCTTGGTTTTGCACATAGGTTTGATTGGTTTCTAAAATTGTATAAGTAATTTTGTTATCTTCAGCATTAACATCACCTCCTGTAAAACCAGCAAGTGTAGGGAAAAAAGTATTATTTTTCTTTTTATTAACTACGATTGCTCTTTTTGCATTATCTTTTGTTCCTTTTGGTGGTTCATGTAATTCATAAGAAAGTTTTACAACACTAGAATTTGGCATTGGACTAAATGCACCAAATATTGCTTGTGTTGTAGGATTCCTTGCACCACTAAAAGGATAAACTTGATCATCTCCAGTAAGAGTTGTATTACCTGTTGGAGGATTGTTAACTTTCCAACTGTCTTCAAACGCATCATCAAAAGGTAACTCCATTCCGCTAACTTTTGAATCAGAATATTTATCTCCGTCTGGAAAAGCGTCTGTGTGATCGTGTTTATTAATTCTATTAAATGTACCTAAGGAACTAGATTTAAAAAATAAATCTAATTTTGATTTACTGTAAGTTGATAATAAAAGATCACCAATTGCGTAACCTGCAAAATCTGGTCTGACATCTATCTTGCCTAATGAGAACATTACTATTGCTTTTAACTGCTGCAAACGACCCAAGCTAAGAAGTTGTGACCATAACAACTGACCATTGACTCTTATACCTCCGACACTATCTACTTGATTCGCAAAAACTAATGGTACGGTATCTCCTAATGTTGCTAATTCTTGAAGACTATTAAAAGCAAATTGCGGTGCAAAACGCTTACTACCAATAGCATCTCCACCTTGTATTGTTGCACCTTGTTTAAAAGGTTTTGGTTTTGGAGTTAATAAATAACCAATTGCTGTTAAAGCAACAGATAAAGCAATTTGTCCAGCAACATTTAAACCTCCAGCAGCCGTATAAAAGAAAGGCAAGGTAGCAGGGCCAGCTTTAATATCAGGAATTAACTCATATCCTTTTGGCCTTTGACCGTTATAGACAGCAGTCTTATCTGTAAATTCCCAATATTCATCTTCACTACAATCTAGTAACTTACAAAATTCTATTTCCGAGGGTAGTAACAGCCTTCGACCATAAGGTTGTCTAATGGACTCCAAATGACCACCGACTCTTCTAATCTTTTTTGGTAACTCAGCCATCCTTCCTCGTAATAAGCAGCCATGCCATAACCATTATTTGATTTGCATAAGGCTATTGCTCCTAGTTTAGGGGGTGATTCAACTCCCCACCTATTTAATTCTTCAAAAAAGATACTGTAATCTTTTTTTCTTAACCTTCGATACCAATCTCTTTTCCCTTTTGGAACTGTAAATCCATAGTTTGCTACTACTGTACGAACCAATGACAAACAATCTCCAGCCCCATGAGTAACAGGATCAGCACCTAAACGATAAGGCAACCCAATTAATTGATCTGGCCTCACCTGCTTTGTATCGTTCCAGTAAGGGGTAAATGACCAACCATTGCTGTAGTCAAAACTTTGTTAGGTGCATTAGCTCCAACTGCATCAATAGCACTACTAAGTAACACCTCTACAGTTGTTGGATCGTATGACAACGAAGCTGCAAGCCATGTTTCTCTTGTTAATAATTTATTAGTTGTAAAATCTGTATTCATTAAAAAAGTATCAACATCTATGTGATATTTATTATCAACAGCTTCTCTTGCATGATTCATTCCTATTGCATTATTAGCAAGAATTAAAGAAGACTCCATGTTGTCTCCTGATCTATTACGAGCAGCACCTTGATATACAAAACTTAAAAACAAAAAAGGTTGATTTTCAAAAGTAATAGGTGTGTCTTGTTTACTATTCTGAAATCTATTTTGAATAGAACCAGTAGCTGTCCTAATTGTTAGGAAGTTTGTTATTGCAACAAGGCTCATAATCCTAGTGAAGACCTACGGCTACGTGAATTTCTTAATGAAGATATAGTACGAGATTCACCAACTGCTGCACCTCTAGCAGTAGCAGTTGCAATGATTTGTCCTACAGCAGACTTAGGAACAAACTCTTCAGAATTAAAGTTCAATATAGGCCCAGAGTAATTAACAGTAGTAGAACTTCCACCGCCACCTGCATAAGACGAACCAGTGCCAGGGATTACAGCTTCACCTCTAGCACCTGCTGAATAGCGTTGCATACTTGAAGCCATCTTTGATGCAGGAATAATGTATTCGTCTTCTCCAGCTTCTCCTACAAGTCCTAGAGTAGGTCTTGTAGCCATACCTCCAGAAGCAAATGGTTTAATTCCGTTAGCAAAATAAGCTCCATCGGCTCCTTTCATTAAAGGTAAAGCACTTGATCTATTAACAGCAGAATTAGGGCCAAGACCTGAATTAGAACCAAAACTAATGTTTCCAACAAGAGCATTTATTCCAGCACTTAAAAATGCTCTTCCTATTTGTTTTACAACACTTGCTAAAACATCATTTAATGATTTTGTTTTATCTATAAGAGCATCTACAGCATTAACCATTCCATTAGCAATAGTTTGTCTAATGTTTTCAAAAAGTTCTGCTTGTGTTCTTAACATTTCTAATTCTTTAAATCCTTCAGTTAATTGTTCTTTCTGTATTCCTAATCTTTTTTTATCTTCTTCACTTAAGTCTTTTGTTACTTCTTTAATTTTTTCCATAAATTCAAAAACATTTTTATTAACTCCTGCTTTAATTTTCCCTAAATTAATTGTATCCATTAATAATGCTCTTTCTTGGTTCATACTTTCAAATTGACCCTTAAATAACGGATCTATTCCTGTAGCTGAATCAGATGGATTAGTTCCTGAAGAATCCTGTTTCTTACCAAGATTTTGTATCCCTTTAATTATAAGATTTGGATTGCTCATAGAAAGGCCAGCAAATATTTGAGTGATACCTTTTAATTTATTTACATCAATTTGATTTACAAATTTAAGTAAGATATTTAAAAAATCTACTAACCCTGTTTCTGTAATTAAAGAAGCAAGTACAACTCGTAATTTAGTCAATAATTTATTAAATTCATTTGCAACACCTTGCATTTTTTCACCAAATATTTTTAAAGTTTCTGTTCCTGCTGTCCCAACTTGCTGATTTAATAATCTTGTTGCTTCTGCTAATGCTGCTTGTTTGCCAGATAAACTTTCAATTAATTTTAGTCTTTGTCCTTCTACTGTTCCTACAAGACCAACAGCTTGTGTTAGTAAGCCTATATCAGCAGTAAGAGGATTTAAAGCCTTTCCTAAATCGGCTGCTCCTTTAACAAAAGTATCAACAGCAACACCAACATTTGTACCAATCAAAGATAAAGCAAAACCAAATTGTCCTCCCATCATTCCACCACCAAAACCACCTAAAGCACCACCAGCAGCAGCAGCAGGGCCTTGACCAAACAAAAGAGGAAACGCACCACCAATCAAAGCGTTAGATGTTGCATTTCTTCTTTGTTCTTGTCTTTGTCTACCTGTACTAACTCTTAATTGTCTATCTAATCTTCTTTGCCTATTTTTTTGTTCTAAAAAAGATTCTTGGTAAGCAGAGGATACTTGTGGCCCTTGCCTGATTGGTGATGCTTGACCTGGCCCTATTGGGCCTTGATACATTGTTTGAAATGAAGTTTGATTTTCAGACTTCATTACTCTAAGTATTTGATTCTGCTTGTTGTATTCAGCAGTTCTTTGTTTAGCAAACTCTGTTTGCCCTTTTTCCATTTTTTCTAAATGTGCTTGCAAAGCAGCAGTTTCTTTTTGTGCTTTTAACGCTCTTTCTATTTTTTCTGCAACTGGAGCACTTTGACCTCCAAGAACACCAGATGCTGCACCTGGCCCTATAGCACCTCTATATTGCGTTGTTTCTCTTATTCCTGCTCTAGCAAGACCAGCGACTCTATCCCCTTCTTTCATTTTTGCTATTAAATTGGCTCTTTCTCGTAACCCTTTATTTAATTCTCTATTAGCATCTATATATCTTCTTGCTGCAAAAGTTGCTTCATCAGTACCTAAAGCAACTTCGTTAAAGTTTTTTCCAGCTAAACTAACTATAGAATTTAAATTATTTACACTTCTTACTACACCTTCTGTATTTTTAGAAAAAGCTTGTATACGAGCATTTGCAGCATCTATAGCTTTACTAGTATCTTGTATTCTATCTCTTAAACGAGCTAAATCATTAGCACCTTTTACTGCTAATTCAATGCTGGTTTTATAAGCCACAATTTTTAAAGACAAGCATTACGCAATAGTCTAGCGGAGTCTCTTCGCTCTATCTAGTTCTTGCTGCTGGTCTTCGTTAAGAACTTGAAAATAAGAACTCCACCCAAGTATTTCTTCTAACGTCATCTGTCTAACTTCTGCAAGAGACTTCCCTAACTCTTTAGCAATGCCAAATTGAAGCATTAACAAGTTATCTTTCCGAAGCTCTGCACTTAAAATTTTGGGTCAATAGGCTCTTCATCGTCACTAATAACAGCAAGCATTAATTTCTGTAAATCTGCATCTCTTACTTCATTTTTTAGTACATCTATCTCGCCTAAAGCAAATAAACGCTGCCCGTTTTCATCTTGTGCTTTTGTCATTAAAAGCCTTAACGCAAATTCATTTGCATCATCAGATTTTGTTCCTTTTTGTGCTCTCTCTCTTTCTGCCATTGTTAGTGGAGCAACCCACATCTCAAATACTGTTCCATCAGATAAAGTAACTTCTTTTTTTGTTGCTTCTAAATTTGCAGCTTTTTTAAGTCGATCTATTGCTCTTAACGGTGATCGTGTAGATCTAGGACTAGATGTCATGATAAAAATTTATACATTTTCATTCTAACCTAATAGACAAGAAAAAACCCTGCACAAGGCAGGGCTTTTGGAACATTCCGATTCCATTACTATTATGAACGACTAAAATCAAATGTTGGTACTCCAGCAGGACGGAAGTTAACTGTTACTGCTTGTGCATCATCAGGAGTAACACCTAAAGAAGCAGAAGTTAATGTTGCATCAAAGCTAATAAAACGACTAAGAGTGTCACTTACAGTTCCACCACTAAATACACGGTCTGTATAAAGCTTAAATGCTGCACCGACTTGTTGACGTTGAAGAACATCTTCAATCATGCGGTTAGAAAGAGAAGCATCTTCGTTTGTCATGTAAGCAGTTGCACTACCTGAACCATCACCAAATCCAGCAATGTA